AAATGCACCCATCATTAATGCTTGCACCTTTTGCATCATCTGCCGAAAGTGAATGCCCCTGACCTCCGTTGAAAGAGCCGTAATCGTGGGATCCGTGAAATCCATACAACCGGAACTATCCTGCGGGCAATACCCAGACGTTCCCCTGCCGGACTTGCACGCCGCAAGTTCTGTCCTTAACTCATCCACGTGAACCTTTCGGATTTCAGTAACCAACGCCGTGATAGTCGGGTCCGTATAAGACGATTGAGAAAATCCCCTACGCACAAACTCTGCGTTAAGAAATGACCGCAACTCGTCAATATGAACCTTGCGGACTTTCGTTGATAAATCCGAAAGCGCCGGATCCGTCCACGCTGGCATATTCGATGAACATTGTTTTGGTGGCATTAAATGAGCCATGCTTCTCCCTACGAGGCGTAAACCGCCGTCTTATCAAAAAATCCTTTTGTGCCTGATGCGTTCGTTCCGTAATACTTATTGTTCCCGGGCGTTGCCGCACCGTTCTCAAGTTTCACTGTTGACACTCCGCCGTCTTTTATCTGTAACTGATCGCTCGCTGAAACCTGAAATACCGCTGTATCAATCAAGCCATCCAAATACTCCGGTGTGGTGTCGCTCACATCCGCCTTCAATTTATTAGGCGAATTTTCTGTCGGTAAAACTCCCGCCGCTGAAGGAACGCTCGCCAAACCCGTAATCGCCGAACCATGCACCTTATTGAGCGAGATGATCTGCGCAAGTTTCGTATCCTCAATCCCCGCACCTGAGGCGACCTTGTCATTAGTTATCTGCAACAATGGATCCGTTAAAAGCTCCAACGCCTCCCAGTTAGCCCGGCAGGCTGGCGGGAAATTGATCAACAGCATGTCGTTTTCTGGTTTAGTCTTGTCCCAAGCCATCGCCCACCTCCTTCTTTTGATACGACTCAGCGACCTCATTGAGATCGTAAAGCTCAACCCCCTGCTCCCGCAACATCTGAACCCAACAGACATCATGAACAGCCATCTGTTGTGCGTAATTCAACGCTTGCTCGGAACAGGTAAAAACAATGGGCTTTCTTTTCGGCATGCGCAGGATAATATCTCCCCTGACCGACACATACGCCATATCATCAGGAATCTCCTTCTTGCATTTACAACAGATCAATTTATTCATCTTGTGCTCCTTCTGCTTGACTGGCGTGTTTTATGAATTTCTTCAACACACCATTCAGTGTTTGTTTATTAAAATCCGCATCTTTAATACCGATACTTTTGACCCGGCTGATCACGCCGCTGTCATTAACCTTATATAAAATGACTCCGTTTAAGAAATCGCCGTTATCAAACTCAAGAACTACTTTGCATGGAATCAACTTCTTCGCCATTTGATCTCCTCCTAAATCCCGTGGCTGTGCCAATCAAACATACCTGCCTGCGCCACGCCTTGTGCGTCGTATAATTTAACTTTGAAACCTGTCGTGCTTTTATCCACGAACTTTGAGTAAATCCCGTTGCCGCTTCTTATCTCTATGTGAACACTCGGCTCCTCATGATACGTTTTGATGAAAAACACTTCCTTGCCGTCAGCCGCTGAAACAACCGTATCATTACCGCTGTCGTCAACGTCCGGCAAATCGCCGAAATACTCAAACGTTGAACAGGTGATCTCATCACCCAAGTTCTCCCGATACAGCGTCAACTCGATCTGAAAGTACCGGCAGTAATAATCCCCGGGCTGATACGTTTCCCAATCCCCCCATGTGATGTTGTCCTCCGATGTCCGAATACGGAAACTCGTAGCCCGCAAAGTTTCCTGCCCGGTAAAGCGGTACGTAAGGCTGTCGTTAAATTTCATAACACCGTCGCTATTGAATCTACGCCCCAATGAGGTGGCGACAACAACGTCTATGCCGATATAAACACTCGCCACGTATCCGAAATCCCTGACCGGCGTTGTATATGTCCCTGACATGACACCGTCCGTGATCACAATCGACTCATCATTTTTCTCGACATTAACCTTGTTACCTTCCCACAACGGCTGTTCCTGATATTCGGCGACCATATTCCTGAACGGAATCTCTGTAATAGTCACCACCGACTCTTTTGCGTTCATGGAATAATTGCCGGAGGTATCTATCGCCTTGATCCAATAACTCTGCCCAACTCCCTGCTTTACTTCCTTGGTCAAATAATGCGAACCCTGCTGAAGCGTGATAAACTCGCCGCTGTCCCAGTTAAGCCCACGCCTGATCTCATAACCCCACGCATCTACGTCAGAAATCGGTGTCCAGCCAAAGTAAAGCAAATCCCTGTTGCGGTTAGCTAAGAATGAAGAAACATCAGAAGGCGGCGCTGACTTACCCACAACCGTGATTTCGCTTTCCGGGGCCATAGCCAGTGAACTTTCCTCATTCATGGAATCAACCGATGTGACCTTGACCTTGTAGGTATGCCCATCAACGATGTCGCCGATGATGCGAAACTGCGTGCCGGTGGTCTCGCCTCTTGCCCGCCAACTCTGTCCGTTATCATCGCTAATGTAAATCTTCGCCTTAGCGTAAGACTTAACGTAATGATCCACATACGCCGGGCGGTCAAACCAAACATCAATTGCGTTCTCGATCGTGCCGTCTGTTTTCTTAACCAGCGACTCCGTCAAACTCAAGTTATTGACCGCAGGGATCTGACTTGATAACGAGGAATAATTATTCTGCGGCAGGATGATATCCGAATCGTCATATACCGCCTCGTTATACTCAAGAGCCGATATCTGAACCTCATGCTTACCTTCCCGCTGAACCGATACCACCCGGAAATCTTTCTTTACCTTGTTCGTTTCGCCGATAGCGTAAACATCAAACGCTTGCGGATCATCGGAAAACGCCTCACACGCAATCTCGGCATGCGTTCCTGTGGGCGAAGTGATAAGACGCTCCTCAATCGTGTCCTCAGCAAACCGAACCTGAATCTTATAAGACTTGCCGTCCTCAATGACCATCGAACGGTCTAATTTAATAAGCGTGGCTGAACTCCCCGACTGAACCCTGCCTGAAAAACCCCATTGAGGAACGTCGTGTGATATTGAAATAATATCTCCCGCCTGACACGCCACAGCGTCAATCCCCGCCCTGAACACAATCGAACGATTGATGTAGCGTGCGACTTTCAAGGCGTAGCGTGCCGCACGTATGGCGTAACTCGCCCCAGTGGTAAATAGTCGAAGCTGGCTCTTGCGCATCGGCTCACCTGAAGCCAGCGATTCCTCATCGATATAAGCGATCGTCTCCTGCCGGTAATTTTTCTCTTTATCGGTAAACTGAACTTCAATCACGTTCGGCACTTCTTTCATTGTTTTCCAGCTCTGGGCGAATGAGTCTTTGACGATATTGCCCATACCGAATAACTGCGTGGGCGTGGTCGGCTTATCAATCTTGAACGTCAACCCTCCGGCGCTATACACCGGCATAGCGTTGAACGTGGCGCATAGTTGAATTAAAACATCGAGGGCTTTATTGTTACTGTCGATCACCACATCCATCCGGAATCGCTTCTCATACCCGCCCTGCCCATCGGGAACCCGCTCCTCGCAATACTGCGACATCTCAAGTAATGAAGCGTTGTCTAAATTATCGGTTACGATAAACTCGCCCAATCCGTATCTTTTATTCGTGACCAAATCACGCAAGCACCAAACCGGATTCGCTGAATACTTCAAAACATAAGTTGAGCCATCCCACGAAAGAATTGTGTCATCGGAAAACAACCGGTAATTAACTCCGTCCCAGTAATAATCATCCCAATCAACCGGCGTGCCTGCGTTACGCACATCCGGAATAGAAACCTTTTTGCCTTCCACAATAGTCGTTATATTCGGCATGGATCCGCTCAACTGATCTGTCGCTAAAAGTTTTAAGCCCAGCAAAGCGGTGTTGGGATAGCACAGATCGTCTGTTTTAATTTCGTCAATCTGAAACAGCGTGAGATCACCCTGCTTCATAGGTTGAAGCGAACTGTCCTCACTGGTTCGGGTGACACGAATGTCATACTGCCCGGGTGTAAGCCCTGTCTTTCTGAACACCCTGCGCACGCTCGTGCGTGACTGCCCTGAAATTGTCGTCTCACCTAAATCGATATAGACGCTATCGGAATGGAGTTTATACTCAACCCGATACGTCACGCTCCAGCTCTGAATATCCCCTGAACTTGAACTCTGCTGATACAATCCGTTGTTAAGCCGTAGATGAACCTCAAACGCCTCCACATCGGAATCAACCATCGTGTAAATGTATGAATTGTTTTGCGTGAGGTTTGCGCTGATGGAATAAATATTGTGCAGATCCTCAAAGTTTTCGATCATGCTCTGATAATTCGTGCCGAACCGCTTGATTACTGAAACGCTGTCAAAGTTCGCTATCGGATTATCGTTTAACTCGATATCCTCCGCTGACTCAATCTCCCCCTCACAAAGAGCGAGCAAGACGTTGAGATAATGCTTATCCCCGTCCTCCCACAAAAACTGATTGATGATATTACCGCCAACCCTGTGCCTGCCGTAAACCACAGCGACCGGAACCCCAACCTCCTGAATAGTCTGAATGCCGTCCCAGCCGTATGTCGGCGATCCCTCATCCAAGCCGTTCGACGAACCCAAATTGAAATCCGGCATCCTCGGTTGGTTCATGTACTGATAAATGGAATACCCCATCGACAGCACAAAGAAAGCGAACAAGAACGGATGCGCCACAGCCGCCGCCCAGACAGCGGAAATAATCCACGACACGACTGCGATGACTGGAGCCTTTACTTCCGGAATAACGGTAATCTCATCACCGTTATCAATCCGCACGGATAAATCATCAATGCGTTTGCCAGTGACAATCACCCGCTTGTCGTGATAATCAAAGCCCGCCAAATCAAGATAATCCCGCACGCACTTGCTCCGAGAATACTTGACCTTGCGGACTTGGGCTTCCTCGGTCTTAAACGGATTGGCTATATTACGAATTATGACCATGCTCTTAACCTGTAAAATCCTTCTACCTTTTTAATCCATGAAACATCGGCGAGCCGAGACACCACGACACCCTGACGGCAACAATGAATAAACCGCCTGTTACTCAATACAATACCCGCATGATTCGCCACACCTCGTGAATTAAGAAACAAGATGCCGTCCATCGTTTGCGGATCGGCGACCTTAACCCAATCGTGGGCGTAATTATCCTTGAAATAATCCTTGCCCTTTAAACCCCATACCTTGCTGTATTCCAACTCCTCGATATCAAAAAGACGAACACCGACATCCGCATACGCCAGCTTCAATAACCCCCAGCAATCAAGGCCGTCCATTGACCTGCCCCTGTGCCGGTACGGAATGCCAAGATACTTCTCGATCATGCGCTTCTCTACATCACGTAAATCCGCCTTGACGGCACTGACGGAAACGCCCCGTACCGCAGGTAATTCTCCAATTGTTTGCACCGCTGTTTCGTTTTGTTGCATGCGGTCTCTCCTCCCACATACCCACACTCCACTGATTTAAACTTCCATGAGCAATAGTTACGTGCGTACCTGCGTGCGGGTAAATCCACGCCCAGCACGTCAAACTTGCCGGTTAAAGTAAACTCCACGTTCTTCTGATCAGCTGAGTAATTATCGATATAAAACACGTCGTCCATGTGGGCGTCCGGGTCCGCCAGCTGATCCGCCCAAACCATGCGGATAACCACCCGCTTGCCACGAAAGTCATACTGCTCAAGGTAAAGCTCGATAAGCCTCGACACGTTACCCAGCCTCACCTTAACCTGATCAATCTGCCCCTGATTGTTCTCAGAGATAAACTCATGCGTTATCGGAAACTTTGAATACAGCACACCGTCATAAGTGACATCCTGATCGAATCCGGCCAGATGCAGGTCATTGACTCCGTCATACGCCTCAAGCGTGTAAAGAAATAACGGAGCGTTCTCCTGCTTGGCTTTTTCCTGCTTAAATGTTAAATCCACGTTTCTGGGCATTACTTCACCTCGATCACATCAAACTCAAAGTCATATACCTCGTGCGCTTTCATGGTGAACTTAAAACTGTCCTCAACAAAACGCACTGAATACTCAACCGAGTCATTCGGATTCGTCCATGTAAACGCCATAAACGCCCCGTACTTGCTTTTGAAGAAATCACGAACCGCCTGCATATCGGCTTTCACCTTGTTGTTGAATCTCAACCGCCATTTGCGAAGCGGTGCCGCCCATTTACGCCTGCGCTGTTCCGCACCGTTATCAAACTCGGTAATAAGCGTTTTATATTCCAGCGTTTCCTCAAACACAAAATCAGGCAAAAAGATAAAATCGCTCATGCGTAACTCCTGATAATCGACCGAATTTTGCCGTTGTTATAAATGTCATCGGCGATGGCGTTGGATAACATCTTGCGGTTACGCCACACGTCCTGAGCGTCCCACGCTTGAATGACCTGATTGACGTTAATCGTTACGCCCCCGCCCTGAATAGACTCGCCATTATTAAGCGCCCGAAGATTATCCGATCCGCCCACCGCCTGCATACCCCTGCGGGAAAGAACACCTTCTCCGGTCTGAGCGATAATCGGCACCTCATCAGGCGCAAGCCCTGAATGCGCACGTATAAACGCCCGGTTGCGTCTTTCAACCGATCCGCCTTGATGAAACAAACTCGCCACAGGCACACCGAATAACGTGCCGCCAGCACCGGCCATCGCCGTAAACAACTTCATGAGTAAAATCTTCGCCAATATATTTGAGATCATCTGCAAGACCGCCCTGCCAAAATCGGCGAACACTTCTTTGACACTGCGAAGCTCTCCAGTAAACGCCTTGAAGAAAAACTGCGAAAAAGCGTTCTGCATGTTATGCGCTGATTGTTTTGCGAACTCCTCCATCACGTTAAACTGCCTGCCCGCTTCCTCTGCGCTTTTTCCCACCTCTTTCGCCACGTTCTTCAATATCTCCGCCGTCTTATCACCCGTGTCTTTAACCTTGGCAAACACAAGGTCGTACTGCGTCATGGCTTCTCGTGCGCTTTCCTCAGCCGCCAAGTTAAACGCCTGCCGTGCTTCCTCAAGCCCCTGCGTAAGGCCATCGACATTAAACTGAATTGTTTTTGTATCTAATGACTGCGAAAACCGCTCAACTTCCGCCGCCGCCTCACGGTATGTCTCGCCGACCGTGCCGGGAAGTTTTCCTAAAAGCTCATAAAATTTAACAAGCGGCACCATGAGTGATTGAAAAAAGTCTGTCCCGAACTTTAAAAGCCCGTTAAGAGCGTTGATAATCCCTTGAATGAACGCCTTCACCGCACCAGCGCCGTATTCAAGAATCGTAAAAATACCGGCGACCAAATGATTGGCGAACCCCTGCAGAAACCCGAGCACCTGCCATAACATCTGCCCGGCTGATTCCATGAAATCATTCCATTTAGATTTAAGCATCTGCACTTTTTCGTAGCTGGTCATCATCTCAAGATTGACCGCCGCAAGATGCGATTTACTTCTTTCTAAAATGTGATTGGCGATCGCCTGCGCCATGTGGTACTTCTCAACTTGCTCGGTTGTCTTTCCCGTTGCACGAGCGTAAGACTCCACAGCGTCTTTAAGCGATAACTGCAAGCCATATGACCTGCGTAAAGTCGTGACCAGACCGCCGGTGACTGCGCTTGATATGTTCTGAAACGCTTCTTCCGTGGTCGTTCCGAATATCCGTGCCTCCACCCGAGCCTGACGCATGAGCGCCGTGACCTGATCCATATTCAAGCCCTGCGCCATGAGAGCGGAAACCTTATCCGCCACGTTTGAGAAGTTGACCGTCTCCTGCGACGCTTCCATTAACGCCTTCTTCATCTCCCGGGAATTGATACCGACACTTTCCGCCATGCGCTTGAAACTCTCATCGATCTGCTGAGCTTTCGCCCCCATCTCCATAAGATCCCACGCTTGGCGAAGCGCCAAAATACTCGCCGTGATGGCGGCGGTTATGGCGAGCCAATTCTGCTTCCATGAATTAGCGAATCTCTGCAGACTGCCACGCACACCCTCAAGGCGTTTCGTAGCCTCGTCACGCAAACGCAATATGATTGACAACTCTTTATTCGTCATCGCTTAAACTGATTCCTTCTTTTTTCACGTTCCAAGTCTATCGCTTGTAATTCTTTCTCTATGACCTCGAAAGCGTCCAGCATCTTCGCCGACTGATCAATCCAATTCCCGCCGTTGGGAAGATACCCCTGCTTATAAAACTGAAATGCCCTTAGAAAATTCGCCGACTGTCTTGTGACGATTTTGAAAGGGCATCCCCGGTACTGCTCGCCGTATAATTCCCAGACTTCCTGTCCGGGCATTTCATACTCGCATTGAATCTTTCTCCCGCATAAACAATTGCGGCAGTTCATGGTGAGGTCGCCCAAATGAACCGCCACTATCAGTTTTTTTGTTCGCCCTCCGTAAGTTTCGACTCGTTCAAAATCACTTCCGCAAGCTCCTGCCTTAAATCATTAGGAAACATGGCGATAATCCTATCCGGCACAACGTTCCTCATCTTGCCTGCGTAATGAATCGTGTCGAATTTAAGCTCCACCGGTTTATTGGTCTGTGGATCCATAAAATTGTCCATACCTTTGAGCCCGAACTTAATCGCCGTGATCTGCCGCTTATTCCAATTAAGCCGCACCTTCGCCTTGTCATTAGGATTCGTCGAACTCATCTCATAGGTACTGCTCTCATCATCCACCTCCGCCCTCAAAGACGGATCCAACAGCCCGATATGAAACACCGTTGGATTATTTTTGTCCGGGTCCAGCTTTGACACATGCTCTCGTGTCGAATTAATATCAATGCCTGTTAACATGGGATACCTCCTGTTTTATAAAAGTAATATCGCTAATTCGTCGTCACCGGGTTCCATTGAACCGGTCAAATCAAATGATGTCTGCGCCAGCTGAAGCCCGTCACGGTCGCCGTCATCAATTTTGTTATAAATAATCCCGGGTGCGTAAAACCTAAATTTATTGCCTTCTGTTTCTCCATACGCCAAATCAACAACCATCGGCGTGTTGCTGAACCACTTCGAGAAAAAGTCATGCGTCGCCACCGGAACCATCTCGGGATTAAACGATCCCTGCATGTCACGGCCGGTGATCATAAAAGAAAGTATTCCCTTAGCGTCGTCGATCTTGTCCTTTGATGCGAGCGTATTGGAAACGTTAATCTCCATCTCGCCGATATTAAGCGACACTCCGTCACAAGCCATCACGGCGTTCAAAAGCACCGGTGGCACGGTATTGTCAAAACTGACACCCGTAAACATTGGCACGTCAGCCACGCCAGCCTCAACTCCTTTGAAACTGAAATCCAGCGTCGCTGGTTCGCCGATCTTGAAGTTAAACTTCACCGTTCCCCTGCATCCTTTGAGAACTTTCCTGATGCCGTCCTCAAACAAACCCATAGTGAGCGAAACCACCGAACTGCTAACCGGCTTAATCTCAAAACCGGCGCTGGTCGGATCCGCTGATGCCGTGGCCGTCGCCCCTGACGTTCCCCCTGTTATAACTTCGCCCGTCTCAAGCGTTCCGCTTAAAGCGATAAAGTAAAGCGTCGTTGTCCCGTTCACTGTCTTTAAAACCACCCTGCCGGTCGCCCCTGAGGTTTCTCCGGTTATGGTCTCGCCATGCAGATAAGGCCCTGTAGTGATCGCCCCGATTGTTATCTTCTTCAAAGCGTTTGAGGCGAATCCACAAGCCCTGATCAGCCGCAACCATTCCGGCTCAACAGTTACCGAACCTGAACCTTTAAGTTCAATACTGAAATCAATCCCCGCCGAACGCTTTCCGGCGAGTTTACCCATCTTTGTGAGCGAAGCCCGCACCGGGTCCCGCTGGTACATTTGCGGATCGTAACTCGCTTTAGGCGAGAAGTTGACCAGAATGCCTGCGTCCGCCGCCAAGAGAGTCTCCGCAGTACCCTCGACAGCCTCAATCTTTGCCGCAAGCTGGCGTTTTCTTATAAGCATTGACATCGCAATTCCTCCTTGTTAATTCTTTGCCGTGGGATCAGACCGCAAATGTCGGTACCGTATCCTTAACTCCATAATGATCCCGGCGTACGGTTGCGCTTCTGTTGTCTCAAACGGAGTTGTCCCTAAAACATCGGTATCAATCGCATCCCCGCCACGAGTGTGATCCAACAAAATCGCTTTCTTAATATCGCCTTGTAATCTATTCAAATACGTGTCGGTAGGCACAACGTCGTTTTCGTCATTGATAAAAAACACATCCAAATACGCCGTCAACACGCATTCCTCAAACGGATGCGGCGAACTCGACTCGTCCTCATCGCCCGGACTAATAACCGCCATCGGCATATCAACCATGCGGTTGCCGTGCATTGACCAACGCTGGACTGTCTGCGGCGTGAAATCAAAGTTGTAGCCGTTGGCGATCGTAACCGCCTCGATCGTGGTCTTTATGTTCTGAAGTATCCGTTCCCTTACCGTTTCCATTAAATCTTCCTCAATGCGTTGTCGATCGACTTATTCAAAATATCAATGCGGTAATTCACCAGCCCGTCCCACGTGCGGTAAAACCCAAGCCGTGGCTTTATCCTTACCTGCCGCTTTAAGACGTAAAGCGGCAATATCTTCTGCGCCTTTTTTGTCACCCGTGCGAGAAACGTCTCGCCCTTCCACCGCATGGCTCTGACGTTTTTTAATTCTCTCGGGCGTTTATATCTGGCTCGAAGTTTCCCTTGCGGCGTGAACATCTCACTGCGTGCCGATAACGGCACCGCCAGCCGCTTGCCGCCCGGGTCTTTCACCGTGCCGCCTGTCTCATGTAGCTTGGCGATTTTTGACTCGGTAAAAATCTCAAAACCCATTCCCTCAATGTCAGGCATCACGAAAAACACACGTTTAAACGTGCCGAATAATCCATGTCCTGAAGCGCCCCGCACGCCCGGAGGCCCCTGAAGCTGTTGCTGTCTGAACCGCTTCAAAAAACCTCTACCGATACGATCCATACCGTCCGCAAGTTCAAATTTAAGAACCCGGGGAGCGATTTTAATCGCCTTCTCAAGCGCACGAGTGTCAATCTCTGTTATTAACTCAACCATGCCTACCACCCCACCATGAGATACCACATCCCATCATCATGGTTTATGACATCATTAATCCTCGCCTCACGATCAATGCCTTCGGTGTCTTTAAGCGTTATGCGGTCATCTTTTTTATTTACCGTAGTCATGCCGTTTGTCTCGTCGTTAGCGATGAAAACTTCCGCCTGCTTCTTTAGTGAACGGTTGATATTTTCTTCCGCTGGGGCGAGTTCATAACGCACAACAACGGCTTTGATCACCTTGGAAACGCCCGCACCTGTCGTGTAGGTAATATCCTCAGCGAACTCACCGCCGTTTAAAAAACAGCTGACGGCGTCCTTCGGCATTTGTTCTTTCAAGCTCATAGACACCTGCCCTTAACGAGGGCCCGGGAGCGGTTAAGCCCCCGGGCAAACCTCGGAGTTTTAAGCGTCTACTTTCATCAGATGAGCGAAGAACGGATCAATGATCATCTCGTCCACATGCTGACGCACACGGAAGATGTCGCTTCTTGCCGCATCGTCACGGTACTGCTCAACCGTGGCGTTGTCCGGGCTATCCGAAGTCCAAAGGAACGTCCTGCCCATGCTCGGATCAGCGAGACGACTTGAATCGCCGATCACAGCGACCATGGCGTAATCGTCACTCCAGATATCGGCGCTGACGAAAGACTTTCCTTCCTTAGCGGAATTGTAAATGCCCTTGCCGACAAGTATCCTGCGCACGCCAAGAATATCCGCCAAAGCGTTAAGCAACTCCGCCTCGGTCAGTCGTGCGACGTATTTAATTGAATCCTTGATGCTCGTGCTCGCCAGCATACGGTCGATGTTCGCCTTACTGCAAATAAGCGCATTGGGGTCAATACCGCAGTTCGCTCGCACCTTTTCCCTTGCCGCACGCACCTGCGCCGGAATATCAGCGGAAGATGCGTTATCCCAAGGTTGAGATGAATTGTCGGAGTAAAGCGCCGAGCCGGTGAAGGTGGCCAGATTAAACACCGTTGCGGCTATACGCCGTTCTTGCGCCTGCAATACCCTGCGGGTAATAATCTGCACCGTGGTAAGTTCAGCGTCGAAATCAGTCGCATACAGACTTCTCTCGCTGTCGTCAAGAGGCCCCTCAAGGCCGTATTCCTCACAGCTGTACTGCCTGTCTTTTGCCTGAAAGCCGTCACGGTTATAATTACCCCTTGGCGCACGTTTTGTGTCCGCCTCACGAGTGATACTCTCCCGTGTTATAGCGGGAAAGATAGCCGCTTTTTTCTTCGTCGGAAAAATCGGCAACACCTGCGCTCCAATAAACTCATCCTGCTGTTGAATGTATTCCATCGCCGCCTCGCCCAGCTCTAAACGGGGCACCGCTCTTGTCGCTAAATAATCAACTCCCATGTTTTCCTCCTCTTTCTTAAATTCGTTAAATTAAAGTAAAATCGCTTCCACGATCTCACCGTCTGCCGCCGCCGCTTCCAGCACTCGACCTTGAATAGTGCCGCTTACCGTTGCGCTAACTTTCCCATCAATCGCACCGTAAAAATTACCGCCGACCGCAATCACGCCGTTGGCTACTACTTTAAAGGTCATTCCGGTGTTCTTTAATATCACCGAAACCATCTCACCCAAATTGACGGCCGCCGCAGTGAAACCGATAAAGGCGTCTCCAGCGTCAGCGTACTCAACTTGAGTCCCACTCCCCGTGCTTAACTTAACCCGGCGGTATGCTTCCATAGCTTCTCCCGCCGTAAACGCTTTTGATCCGATATTGAATTGAGACATTTTTCTACCTCCTCCTTAAATGGTTATTGTCTTTTATCCGCTGTCGCCTTAAGGGCGTCAGTCATATTGCAACTATGTTCCTTCTGATACTGCCGAGCCCGTTCCAAATGGGTCATCTTTTTCTTTGGAATCTCCTCACCATCAGGCCCGACAACCGGCGCTGACGCTTTTTCGATATCATCCAGCCGCTTTTGCTGAAATTTCACTACCGATTGATCAAGAGTAAGACCCTTTTCAACCGACTCGATAGCGAGTGCGCCCATCCCCTGAAACGTTTCCGCTTTTTTTAGGATTGAGACTGCCCTGATACGCTCATCCTGAACGCCAGCGTCAAAACCCTGCTTGAGAACCGTCTCAAAAACGTCCTTCCGTTCCTCTCTCAATTTCTCCACGGTTAATTCATCCATATCCGATTCCTCCTTCTTGTATTTATGTTCGGTTTCCTTATTCAAACGATATCTATTCAAAAACCCGATGGTTTTCTCTACCGCATCAGGATTGTTAAGAAATTTATCCAAAAACACTGTCATCTCCGCTGACGGCCGGACACTTTCGGAAAAAAACGGCATACCGAAAAAGCCATTATTCGCCGCCGGATCATCCACCACATCAACCGAGAAAAGACTGGTGACACGAATGAACGGCGGTAGCTCGTTGCCATTTGCGTCCAATCCGTCTCGTTTCTCCTCATCCCACGTGATCACCATTGACGCTCCAAACATCTCCGGATCACTTTCAGCGAGATTAAGAACATACCCGGCGAGATCACCGTCCGGCGTGTCAAACGCCGTCTTGTCGATGTGAAGATCCGCCCTGACGATATCGCCATCACGCCTGAAATTACGCACCCTTCCCAAAAAAGTGCCTAACGCCGTACTGCTCATGTTTGGATGACCAAACCTTGACTTAACTCCCATTCTTGCCTTGTTCCCAAACTCAACGATCGAATCAAGCGAGATATCGTCAAACTCTCCCCGGCTGTCTTTGGTAACGCCCTTTGTCACCACGGCGAAACCATTAATAACAGCCGTCTCTCGGCTAATAATGACGTTGCCGGAATGAGTGATATCTGTTCTAAATAAATCCTTTTTCATTTATTCCTCACTTCCACGAACAGCGTCTGCGCTGTCTGCATCTGCGCTCTTACCATTACCTGAATCCGCCTTCGGATTGATTTCAAGCCCGAGCTCTTTGATTTTTTCTTGTTCTCTTTTTCTTTGCTCAAAACACTCCTCCCAATCTTTCCCCTGTGCCGCATATAAATCTGAGTAAGTAACGATCCCGTTTTGAATACCTACTTCCGCCGCTTGGGCTTCTTTTAATGGATCAACCCATTCCCAACCCGGAGTGATCCACGAAGCGTTGACCCAGTACTGCTTGTTCTCATAAAAAGAAATCGACCCCAGCTCACCCCTTAAATACGCCTCCTCTAAAACCATCTCCCAAACCGGCTGACAAAGTTTTCGAGCGAGCCATTCCTGCCGCACTTTGAAATACCGGCGTGCCTCAAGAAGCGCCGCACGTGCGCTTGAGTAATTTGTTTTTGAAAAATCCTTGGCGACCAATTCATACGGCAAACCCAACGCCGCTGAAATCGCCCTAAGCATCTTTTCCACAAACGGCTCAAAAGTCGCCGAAGGTCGTTGCGGGTTAAACGACGTTATAGACTCACCCGGAAGAAGATGCCTTATCATTCCCGGCTCTAATGACTCCAAATATTGCCCTTGAAGGTTGCGGTCATAGCCGGTGTTAAGATCCATCGATGCTTCCGAGGTGATAAATATTGAAAAACACGCCGCAATCCGTGCGGCGACAAGTTCAGCTTCGGCGTACTCCGCTAAATCTTTAAAGTACGTGAGCACTGGTGAGAAAAACGGCACTCCACGTGTCTGCCCTGAACGCTGGACTGGATATAAATGAAACACGTTTGGTCTGCCATATTCATTACGAGCGGGAATCTCAACAAACTCTCGATTCTCAGATTTAGTGAACCTATAATCACCGGGATGCGTTTTCTGAATAAAATAAGAAACTGGCTCTCCGTTAGCTCCTAGCTTGACTCCGGCTCTGATTGTTTTATCCCCGCTTCTGTCGGGCGGCGTGGCGAGCCTGTCCGCCTCGATAACTTGTAACGCAAGCGAATAAGGACGACTTTTATCCTTAAACATAATCGGGATAACAATCGCTTCCCCATTTTCAAGGATCTGCCGGTCAACCAACTGCTGTATCTCGTAAAAGTCCATGCGGTTGCCAGCGTCGGCGTATGGAAGCCACAGCTTCCACGTCCGCTCGGCTTTCTTTTGGAATTTGTCCGCTTTGCTGTCGGCGATTCCCAAAGCCTCTTTGTCCACCCTGCTCTGCGGCCGGATACCAGTGCCAACGACATTCGTTGTCATGGTGTTCGTGATCCCAGAAGCGTGTGCGTCGTTGCGGTTTAAATCACGGCTCCTCTCTCTTAAATCCGGCAAATCAGGAATGATGTCCTGATCCGCAGAACCGCCACCCGGAATCCACGATGATCGCAGTCTGTTCTTTTCCGCTCCACGATAAGATCCGAATTTCTCAGATAACTTAATCGCCTCACGAAACATCCGCCTCTTTAGTCCCGCCCTTGGCGAGAAGAAGCCGATAAAATTGTCTAAACTGTTTGCTACTTTTTCTTTTACGCTCATATCGGATCATCAAACCTTGCGTATGACGTGCGGGAAACCGAACCACCGCTTGAGGCAATTTCCTGCCGCAAGCTGTCCCGCAGTTTTATAAGTTCCGTCAATGTTATGTATTGCAAATTGCGCCCACCGATCGAATACGATTGCACCGCACCGCCGGTCATTCTGGCGTTAATCGCATTCTCGACGTTATCAAGCATTTCCTGTTTTGTTGGTGCGCTCATAAATCTCCTATCAACCCAATAAAAAAGCCATCTCCCGCCAGTCGACTGGAGATGGCTTTCTAACTCTATTGGGTGCGGTGGCAGTGATCAGCTGTCCCGCTTTAATCTTCTAATTCAAGTTTACCCCACTTGAAATCTTTTTCAATTGGGTCGTTACTACAAAATAGTAATAATTATTTTTCATCATTTGCCTCAACGGATTTGAAATTATAACCGCAATCCCGACACGCATGATACCGGATCGGCGGCGAACTTGAATAACACCTCACGTCTTTGCTCCGGCACTTAGGGCACTTCAAAGGAATATATCTCACACCATAATCCTCACTGTCATTAACCGGACGGCCAACCGGGCGCCGTTCAACGCTCTTTTTATCAAGCCAATTCTCATGTCTATTCAGCCATCTGCCGCCCATTAAATCCACGACCCCTCTCTTGTGCGGATCCAACTGGAACGGCTGTGTTCCTGCCGTATATCTTTATGCACCGTTCGCTCGTCCCTGCGTAAATTAAGCGCACGGATTATATCCGCCGCCGCAATGGCGTAGACCTCAGCATCGAGATAATGATTCGCAATCGAAGATCGTTTTTTCTGCCAGACTTCTTTCGCCTTGCCGGTGTTTCTGTTCCTTATCAAAACTTTATGTTCTGCGGTGAACTGAGCGAGATACTCATCTGACGGATTCTTAAACAAATGCCATTTAGTCGGATCCTTACTCGCCACGAGACGGCTGATTTTATCTTTGTACTGCGTGACATTAAGATTCCACAGCACAAGACCATTTTTGATCATGCTTCCCGTGCGTGAATTGATATCAATCTTTGAGGCACGATAAAACCTGCCGTCTGTTAATTCCTCCTGACCCTTGATCGCCTTCGCTCGATCATGCCATTTCCTGCAGAAGTGATAAACCTCATCAGTCCTAAACCCTGAGTCAACGCAGGTCATATAAACCGGAAGCGTTTCCTCTCCTGAGAATTTCCTGTATTCCGTCTTAAACAAAACATTAACTAAATCGTCCCAGTATTCCAGAGAACCACACCGCACTAACCAAGACTGCTCCTCATAACCCCAGCCACGAATGACGTAATAAAAATGATCCTTCTGAACATCGATGCCCGCCGTTAAGACAACCGCATCATCCGGCACGATTCCCTCAGCGTACTCGCAGGCGTGCGCCTTTACCCGGTCAACCGTGGTCTCCTCAATCTTCTCCTCCCAAACCTCCGCCAGCCACGAGTTGACGAAGTTCATCAACAGCTCAATGAAATCTTTTGATTTCAAAAATTCTGCGGCGATATCGCCCCAATTAAGCCACGGCGAATAAAGAGAGTTGATCCAAAACCCTCTGTGCTTACTCTTGATCTTCTCTCCCCATATCTCGCCCTGCTCATTGATATCACAATCCTTGGGCACCCATTTCCCATGAACCAGCATTTGTTGTTTCTGATAATCATCAATACGCTTTTTACAATGCTCGCACTCATACCACGCAAGCCGCTCGTTCCTGATCTTTTCCGCTGACCGCTCATGCTCCGGCCATTTAATCTGACCGAACGCCAATATCTGATACCCGCCGCAATGCGGGCACGGCACAAAGAACCTGCTCTGATCTGATTTCTCAAACTCACGGAAAATATAACCGTCACGAGTTGTCGGCGTTGAAACCTTGACCGTCTTTTTATTCCAAAAAGTTTTCTGCCGCTCAGTCGCCAGCTTAATCGGATCCGCTTCACGTCCCGAGAATCTGGGGTATTTATCAATCTCATCCAAAAACAAATAACGAATCGGTCGTGAGGCGAGATCCGCCGGGCTGTTCGATCCAGCGAAGAAAAGAATCATCCGGTCAAAACGATATTCAAGTTTTGTTATATCGTCTGCGTTAACCGGCATACGGTTGCGAAGAACCGGCGATCCGTTAATCATGGGAATCACCCGGTTATACGAAACGCTCTTTGCGTCGTTTTCTCTCGGCAACACAACAAGCGTGGGGCCCGGGTCTTGATCAATCAGGTATCCCAGCATGTTAAACATGCCCTCAGTCTTGCCGACCTGTGAGGCCGCCATGACCGTAATCTCCTCGACATACGGATCCGTAAAAGCGTCCATGACACCCTGCAGATACGGCGTGCGGATAGTCTTCCACCTGCCCGGCTCGGCTGACGTTACCGCATTAAGATAACGATATTGATCAGCCCACTGGCTGACTGTTATCTTCGCCGGACGCTTCCACGCCTGCCGCTCCGCCTGCGTCCAAATCTGCCTGTCTTGTTTCGCTGTTCTCATTTACAACTCCCGCAAATTCATCGATAATTTCTGATATCGCCTCATAAAGAATTACCTCTATTTCTCTGGGCTCCTGCATAGAAAGAGTCGGGGCGAGCCGTGTCGGTAACGCCAAGAACGCACGCTTTACCGCAATGATTCTTGAAATACGCCCACGCTCTACCTCCTCGCTTGAGATAAGCTCGCCTTGGGCTTTCTTTAAATCAATCTCAAGAAGCGTCGCCCTATACTTCCTGATTTTTTCTTCCCAGTACGCCTTGCCCTCGCCGTCGCCGGTCTTTTCTCGTTCCTCAAACCAAACCCTTATCCGTTCAAGATCGTAGTAACCATCTTTCGTTACCGGCATGCCCTCATTACGCCAACGATAAACCGTACGCTCAGACACGTCCATAAACTGCGCCACTTCCTCGGCGCTCTTAACGACAGTCGGTGCCTCCGGTTCTTTCTCAAACTCCTCAAGCTCTTTAATCTCCGGCTTTGTCAACGGCGTGCCGCTATGCATTTTCTCAATCAAATGCAAGTAGCGTTTCTTCCGGGCGATATCCGCCAAATTCTGTTTCGGCTTTACTTCTTCCATTAAGCTCTCACCGCTTTCTTACCGGTAAATTCTTCCCAGCGTTTAACAGCCACGTCCACAAAGAATGGTTCAAGCTCCATGGCGAAGCACCTGCGATTTAATCTCTCAGCGGCGATTATCTGCGAGCCCGATCCGCAAAAAGGCTCAAAACAAATATTGCCGACCTGCGTATGCACCCGCATTGGTATAGCGAATACCTCGGTCGGTTTAACCGTGGGATGTTCCGCTATCGAGCTTCCCCGTTTCTTTCCCTCCCAATCCAACTCCCAAACATCGGTGTGATACTCCGGCGTTGTGGGATCGCCTGAACGCACAAAGTCAATCGACCAGACGCTTCCGATAGATTTGTCCTTCGGCCGGTAAGGCGGCTTCTGACCTTTGACCCACATCAAAAGACATGGCTCATGCCGCCATGAATAAAACGAATAGGTCAAGATCACGCAAGGCTTAACCCAAATGATTTGCTGGTGAATGAGAATATTTAATTCCTGACATACGCACTCAATCTCGCTCCTGCGCTTCGATGCGTGCCAGAGATACAACGCCGTATGCGGTTTGATAAATTTCAGAGCGACCGAATAAAAACTTTTCATAAAAGCCGATGCGTCCGGGATATCGATCTCGTGATAAACGTTCGACCAATCCCTGCCGCCGTTGGGTCTATCCTTACCGGTATAATCAACGCAATACGGCGGGTCGGTGGCGAGCAGATCCGCCAGCTGTCCGTCCATTAGCCGGGCAACATCTTCTTCTTTAGTGCTGTCCCCGCACAACAAACGGTGATCACCAAGAATCCATAAATCACCGGGCTTCGTGATAAGGTCTTTGGGCGGCTCGGGAAGATCGTCCGGCAAAGTCTTGCCGATATTCTCCTGCTCAAACTCCCGCACCTGATCCCTGAGTTCTTGCATGCGTAAAGCGATATAAGCGTCGCCATTCTCGGTACGCAATTTCTCAAGGAGCGGGATTATCGCCTGAGTCCACTGCCCGGCGATCTCCTGAGAGTTAAGCGTGACGTTCATCGCCATTTCGGCGATCTCATCCACATCGACCATAATGACGGTGACTTTCTCAACGCCCGCTTCCTGTAAAATCTTGTAACGCTGATGCCCCGAGATAATCCTCATGTTTCGTTTATTGACCACCAACAAATCCACCATCCCGAACCGCTCAAGCGACTGCCGAAGCCCCGCCAACGCCTCGTCCGAGATTTCTCTCGGGTTATACGGAGCGGGTTTCAGCTCTGACACCCTGACATCGCAAATGTCCGGATTTACATTAATATTTGCCATCGAAATTCCTCCTTTTTGCCCATCTATTAACGAATCTACCCATGAAACACCCCTTTTTGAGCCCTTTGTGACCGTTTTGGCCGCAAGGTTTTGCCCTTACTGACACTGACACGCATTTCAAATTTTTGTATCACTCACAAAATGCGCCTCGCCCGACCCTCGCCCAAGCCGCCCCCGGAAGGACCCGTAAAAATACTTGCGTTAAAACGTCACGCATAGCGTCAATACTCCTGCGGCCACCCAGTAGATTGCGTGTCGTACATCACCACCGCATGCGTACACAATACCTGCGGCGAAATCTAAAACGATCAATATGATTGGGAATACTTTCTCCATCGCTTCTTCTTCCTCCTGCTTCGTTCCTCATCTTGTTTGTTTGTCTTAACCTCTTCATCGAGGACTATTGTTCCCTCGAACAGATCCACTGCGTACTTAACCTGCTCCCAGCCCGCCTTCTCCTCAGCCGTGAACGTCGCCCATAATGCGTCCATAGGTTCAACCACCCGCTGATTAAACTCATCCTTGTCGTTGTCTGTGGCTGTACCTTCCTGCATCTTCTTGTTGAGCCAGCGTGATCCGTCCACGAATTTCTTATAGAGCCGTTTAAACTGCTCGTGCTTATCCATTACGCCTCCAAAGGGCTAACCCTCTAAAAAACTCCACCGCAGTTTACTCCTTACAAATCAACGACTTGCGCAAATGCGGTGGAGAAAGTGGAGAGATTTTCCATTTCTCCTGTACATATATATAAAAACAAAAACTTTTCTCATACATGAGTTATAGGTAAAAAACTCCACTATCTCCACCACTCGCCAGAACTCGTTGATAATAAAGGATTTATAGCGGTGGACTTTTTGAGCCTAATATGGCCGATCATCCGAATCCTCCCCCTTCGGCAACTCCCGAAGTTTAAGTCCTCGCCAGTAATACCTGCCCTTAAGCCGACCCACTGTGCCTCTGTCCTTCTGGTACCCGTGCTTCTCCATGTAATCGCTGAAGTCTTTCTTGCGCATGAAAGCGTCCGAATTTTCCCTAAACGAATCGTAAAGCTCGGAAACAGCGACCGTCTCCATCTCGCCAAACTCACAGCATTCATCCAAGAAAGCGCCGATGGCGTCCTCATCGGATTTATAATCCTGCGTTGCGCACTGGACGATCTGCGGCGGCTTCATGCCATCCTTCTGCATTCTTAGAAACCCCTCAACAGCCCAGCGCAATATCCCGGGCAATTCCGGATACAAAAACTTCTCGGCGAACTTCTCAATCTTGTTCGCCCCCTCAAATTTATGTTCAAACGGAATTAGCCGGATGCGCCGCCAGATGCCGTCATCTGTTCCCTTAATCGTGGGCTTATAATTCGTGGAAAGATAAATCTTGCCGGTGGGTTTAAACTCGAAAAACTCCTGCCTTAAAAATCGTGCCGATATCGGTTCCTCGCTTGTGAATCGTTTGACCAACGCCTCATCAAGCGTCTTTGAGCGCTCCAACTCTGACGAGATAATGAACCGTGCGCCCTTAAGCCTCGCCACATCATTGGGGATTTCGTTGCCCCGCTTCGCTATCAATGTTGAGGTGGGCGTTATTGCGGCGTAACTGCCGAGAATCTTATAAAACGTCTCAACGAAAGTTGACTTACCATTCGCCCCATCGCCATGCAGGATAAAAAACACCTGTTGCGACACATCGCCGGTAAGCCCATACCCAACAGCCTTCTGAATAAAATCGATTAACTCTTTATCGCCCTTAAAAATAGTATCGAGAAACTTCAACCACTCCGGGCATTGCGCCTTCGGGTCAAAATACGTGTTGCATATTTTCGTGAGAAGAAAATCCGGGCTGTGCGGGATGATCTTTCCCGCCTTTAAATCCAGCACACCATTCTGACAATTCAATAAATACGGATCTGCGTCGAAATCATCTGAGCGCACCGACATCCCCGGCCAGCTTCGAGCCACGTTCGACATCGCCCGAAGCCTCGCCTCATTACCCGAGATGCGCATGTGCTTGATAAAATACTTCTGCTCATCCTCATCCATCTGCTGAAGGTAATCATGAAAAGCCTTTACCGTGTCACGGGAAAGAGCGGTGATAACGTGAATCTCATCGAGCTTCCACGCCTTGCCGTCCCATACATGCCAGCCGCCGAGATTATCGCAATTCCTGATAAGCCCGGAATGCCGCTCAACAAGCCGTTTTGCGTTCCACTCGTCGTTCCATAATCCGTTCGGCAAGTTCGAGTGATCCTCACGCTTGACCTTAAAACCGTATTTCTCCTCCGCCGCTTTAACGGCTCGCTTAAACAAATCACCACGCAAAACTCCCGGTTTCGCCTCTTGGCAATCAATAATCCCCTCAAGCACGGCGATCAAAAGAAGCGTCCCGCCGCCTGAATTACAGCGAAAACATTTCCATACATTCTTCTGCGGATGAACAACAAGGTTCATCCCTGTCTTTGAGCCGTGAATAGGATGCGTGCAGGCGTATTGCCCTGATATTTTTTTAAGCTCAACGCCGTTCTTCTGCAGAACGGACATGATATCCAAATCTTCCGGCTTAATACCGTCAAACAACTGCTTGTCATCAAGCAAAAACTCGGCGAGCGGTGCGAAGATTTCTTCTCGGCTAATGCGGGTTATTCCCATATCACGGAAAAGCTCATACGCTGTCTTTGTGTCCGGATGAATCGAACCGCACCCGACAACCTGAGCGCCGCTTGATATGATCTCGCCGAAATGTTCTTTTTCTTTATTAAGGACAATCTTGCGTGTGATCTCTTGGCATAAAAAATAATAATGATGCCCGCATTTCGGTGTTTTCACCGTGAATGTTTTCGGTAAATCCGACTCGGCAATCTCGCTGATCCTTTTCTGATCAGCGTCAAGAACGATAAGCTCGCCCTCGCCGCCCATCACGCCATAATTGTTGCCGGTGTTGACCCACGCCTCTATATCAATAAAACGGTACGGTTTCTTCTGCCATCCTGTCTCAAACGGTATTTTTGTCTGACCACGGAGTTTGAGGAAGCCGTACCGGTTATCACGTAACTGCTCCGGTATTCTCATAAACACACTCCTATAAAAACAGGGGTGAGGACAAAACGTCCCCACCCCTTATTGTCTTTAATATGGTCTTTCTTCCTCCGTGGCATCCTCAACGTGAACCTGTATATCCTTCGCTTTTGCGGCGAAGTCTTTCCATAACCTCTCGCATACGGCGAACTCCTCAACCGCCGCATTACCCACCGGCGTGACTTTAAGCACAGCGTAAGTGCCGATATCGTTGGTCTCCATCTGCGAGGACAAACGATACTTGCGGGAAAACATATCTCCCCCGCAAAACTTGCCCAGCGACAAAAGCTGTTTGCCGGTGCGATAACTCGTCTTTGAGAAACTCACGATCACCGGCATAGGAACGCCCGGGAAGTATGAGAAGAAATTAAGGAACATCGTCGCCACCGGCTTCTCGCCGTTAGCACCGAACTTTGTCTGTTCCCTCACCCGCTCATCGTTCGGGTCCGCTGAACGCCAAATGATCGCTCCCGGCTCAAACTCCGAATCGAAGTTCGGGTCGTCCTTGCTCCTTGGGTTAAAACGAATGTAATTCTTGAAGGAGAATATCGGAATAAACTCCTCCGGTAACGCTTCTTTTGTGAGCGAATTGATGATCGCCCCGACTTTTACTCCGGGCAATCCTTCCTGCATCTCAGGCGACAACGCCTGAATCAGCTTCGCTCTCGGGATGATCAAGTCCTGCTGATCAACACCGGATTCAAAACCTCTCTGTTCGGCATCCGCCTGCATTAGAGCACCACCTTGCGCTTTTACGATTTCCTGACTCATGTCATGCCTCCTTAGTTTTTCAGGCGTAAAGCCTGATTGTTGGTTTTAAGTAATAACTGATAAACTCCGGAACCTCGACCCCGCCTTCTATGCACTCCTTCGTGAAACTCGAAAGGGTCTGCGGCATGACAGTTGTCTTGATTAAATCCTCACGCTTCTGCTCTTTAAGGAAATCAAAAAGCCTGTCCATATGCTCTTGCCGACAGCTCGCATAAAGTTTTGGTTTCTGAATCTGAGCGTATCCCATGCCCTCATACTTGGCCGTGGATATCGCCCCATTCGCTTCCAAAAACTCAATGAGCCGTGATTCCGCTTTCTCGTATTCCTCCTGCGCCTGATCCAACGCCGTCTTTATTTCTTCCCGGCGTTCTCGTGCGCATTTGAACCGATATAGCAACTCTCGTTCTGTGTCTTTTTCCGGCATTATTTACCTCCCTTTATTTCCTGCCCCATACACGACTGAATATCCTTGTCGTAAATATTCATCGTGTCGTAATGCCTCTCCTTATCCAGCGGAGCGACCTTGTAAAAGACGCCGCTCTCGGTCTCCGTGATACTGATGACCTTGACGGCGATGAGAAGTTTTTCTCCGACCTTAACCATTTAAATCACCTCCTTCGTTAGTAAGTAGATTCCTGACCTGATCCACACTACGACACACAGCCACACGCCCACCGGCACGTTTAATCTGCTCAAGAACGTAAAGCTGTATTCTCGTAGCCTTGTTATTCCCGACCTTAAGCTCGGCCGCAAAAAAGCGTCCTTTCCTGCAGATGAGCACGTCCGGGATTCCCGACTTCCATCGATCTGATGTCTTGTAAACCCACGCATCGTTAAATTCCCTCCTAAGCATTGTGAGGACTTTTTCCTTGAGCCTTTTTTCTGACGATTCCATAGACCACGTCCTGCAATGATTGTTTGCGTTGTAAAACTTTCAAAAGCTCCCCATCTATCGAATTACTTGCGACCAAATAAACGTATAAACAGCTCTTGCTCTGCCCGATCCTGTGAATGCGATCCCTCGCCTGAGCGTGCGCCTCATACGAATAATCCAGACTGAAAAACACCATCGCCGAGCAGTTCACGAACGTAAGCCCGTGCGCCGCTGAGCGGGGATGAGCGATCAGATACCGCACCTCATTGTTTTTGAATTTGTTAATCGACTCGTCTCGATCGGGCGTCTCCGAATAAAGCGTCGTGACCTGATCCGCCCCATACTTGTCGCTGATAAGTTTTTGAATTGCGGTCACCTCATGATGAAACTGCACCCAGATGATGACCGGCTGATTACCAAGCTCCTCAAGCACATCCTCAAGCTCTTTGAGTTTTGAGGAACTGCCGATCTGAAGCGCCGCACCTGTCGCCGAATACAAAAACCCGGCTGTGACCTGACGCAACTTCATGAGTTTCGTGAGAGCGATCTGCGCCGTGACCTCAACGCCATCAATCTCGGTGATGAGCAAGTCCTCCATTTCCTTGTAAGCCTTGCGTTCCTGCGCTGAAAGCGTGACCTCCCGGGTCTCATCAATTTTCTCGGGAAGATCCAACGCCTCCTCCTTCTTTACCCAGTGCGTGAATGGCTTAATCTCACTCATCAACAATTCCCTGTTCTCATCGGTAATGGCGTACTTCCAGCCTTGGCTGAATACTTCCCGAATCTCGTCCTTGCTCATGTACCGGCTTCCCTGCCGCATGATGCCGTTACGCTCCAAATGAAAATAGATATTGCGAAATGCGTAGAACGATTTATGAAGCAACTCCGGCTGGACGAAATTCATCTGCCCCCAAAGCTCAAGCTCGCTATTCGGCATCGGGGTCCCTGAGGCAATCAACCGATAAGGAAAACAACCGGTCAACTCAAGAAGCGTTTTTGTGGTGACGCTCTTATTATTTTTAAGGCGTGAACTTTCATCGAGAATGCACATAAAGCGGTACTTCCAAATAAGCGACTCCACCAGCGGCAAATTCTTTTTCGAGATAAGACACTCGTAATTAATGACCACAATGTCCGGCACCTCGCCCTTGATCTCCTTAAACGGGGCGTACGTGAAATCGGTGAACTTCTTTATGTCCTCACCCCACGCTGAGTTGACCAAGGAAAGCGGACAAACAACCAAGAGCCGAAGTCCGGGGTGCTTCGCCCTGTAATAGCGAAACACCTCAAGCCCTGTGCGTGTCTTACCCAACCCGGGATCGTGAAACAACGCACAGCACCCACGATTGTGTATAGCGAACTCAACAGCTTCTTTTTGGTGCCTGTAAAGACTCACGTCTTTCTCCTTAATTCCTTGCAATTGGCTTCCCGCAATCTCATGCGGTTGTACCAACTCAAGCGCTTATAAATTTCCTTTAGTCCCCGAACTACCTTCATTACGCACCCTCTCCACGGTGAATGACTGCTCACCGTAATCCTTAATAAGAAGCCCAGTAAAAACCTCGGCTATGTGTTCGCCAACCGAACTGGACACATCGATAACGACCTTGTCATCCGCCGCAAGATACGCCGCATTGAGCCTGACCTTCGCTTGTCCGAAGGTGCATTCAGCGGCCACGACCGCAAAGGCGATCTTTTCCTCAATCTGCTCACGGCTTAAACTTCTGTTGAATTTGAACCTGCAAACCTGCATTGTTTTTTCCTCCAAGTCGTACATTCCGGAAAACTTCCAAAAGTGTCGGAACTTTTTTTAATCGAGATATTCATGAAGGTTCTCCTGCCGGAATATGGCCTTGATACGCTTGATGTCCTCGTACAGAGTGCTCCGGGGTGTCTTGAGCAACTCGCTGGCTTCCGAGATAGTCAAACCCTCCTCACCCAAAAGGCGGCACAGCTCCCGCTGTTGCGGGGTCAACTTTTCAACAGTTCTTGAAATATCGATTTTTAGTAATGCGGTGACATGTAGATTTGTGGCGTGGTCTTCATCTTCTGAAAGCTGATCTAAATAGGTGGGTGAGCCTTCCTCATCCGAGATCGACTCATTTAATGAAACGTTGTTGATTCCGGCTTTGCGTTTTCCCGCTGTGTGTTTTTCGATTAGGTGCTGAAGTTTATGCGCCACAACCCGGGACATAAACGTTCGCACATTTGCTCCAGCCGAAGGATTGTAATCATCCTTTGAGAAGTGCCAATCTGTAAGACACTCCTGAAGAAGATCGTCAAACCCTTCCAGCTCCAAACATTTCCACTGCCTTCTGAATCTCTCAATTACGTTTTTCGCTACCCCGATTTCCCAATCTTGAAACAGACCTTCGTACCTTGGACTCATCATGAGACACCTCCGCTTTCTTTTTTTTGCGGTGTCTCAAATGAGCCCAACTAAAGGATATCTCTTTTAACCCCCTCACAAAATCACGGAGGGCTCCGTGATTTAGGATTTCCGACGAGAGTGCGACTCGGATATATCAACAAGCCCGAGCAACTCCTCCTGCGTGGGTTCACGCTTAAGGATCCCTGCGATGACCTGCGTGACGGCTTTCGCCAGCGTCTCCCCCTGCGTTTGCTCATCAACCACAGTGCGGGGCTTGTCTGCGTAAACAGCCGTGATTCGATCGCCAAAGCGTTTCTGGAACTGACTAACTAACGGTTTGCCCATTTGGTATCACCTCTAGGGCGTACATTCCGGAAATCTCCTGAAAGTGTCGGAAAATCCCGACAAAAAACCAAAAAAACCGGAATATACAATTAGGCGGAACTAACAGCTGAGGGGGTCTATATAGCTTGACTTGTCCGAGGGGTTGTTATAGGGGTGTTGTAAAGAAAGGAGAACCATGATCGCACCAGTCCAAGATAAGAAAAGAAAACGATTCATTATTTACACTCGATGCTCCACCGATGATCAGGCGCAAGGCGACTACACCACGCTGGACGCCCAAGCGCACCACTGCAAAAACATGATGGATGCCTTCGGCTACGAGCTGGCGAGTTTTGGGGATAACGGCGTGGTCAACGATGACGGCTATTCAGGAAAAGATCTCAACCGCCCGGGCATACAAGCGATTCTAAAAGACATTCATAAAACGAGGTCTTTCGACGGAATCATTTTCTTCCGCCTTGACCGCCTCACCCGCAACCCTCGTGACCTCTACAGCATGATTGATATTTTCAAGGCGAAGGAAGTGGACTTCTTGTCCGTACGTGAGAATCTGGACAGCTCAACAGCCATCGGCCGGGTTGTTATCGGTATCATCGGTCTACTCTCCGCTTTCGAGCGTGAACTGACCGGCGAACGTGTCAAAGCCTCAGCGATCGCCCGGGCGAGACAAGGCAAATGGGTTGCCGGTAAACCACCGTTCGGCTACAAACAAGTAAAAGACGGCGAGCCCCTGCCAAACGGCAGACAACCACATAAAAACGAAATCGACGAAACGATAGCTCCGCACATACGGCGCATCTTTGAGCTGGCCGCTGACAATAAAACCCTGAGCGAAATCGGACACACGCTAATACAAAATGAAGTGCCGACCGCAAAGAAACTGCTCTGGAGAAAACAAACGGTCGCCAAAATCTTAAAGAACCCATTCTACAAAGGCATGATTTCGTATTCTGGCGAAATCCACAAAGGCAACCATCTCGCCATTGTTGATGATGCACTCTGGGATAAAGCGAACCGGGTGATCACGGCGAACCTGCCCGGTCATAGATTTAAAAAAATAGCCAAGGATTATAACCAGCGTTTGAAAGGATTACTGCGATGCGGGAAATGCGGGAGTAGTTTCGTCTGCGCCATAGCCCACAGCCATAATGGAAACATTTTTTATTATTACGAATGTAGCCGGGCGAGACAGAAACTCGGGTGTGACACTAAGCGGATATCCGCTACAGCGTTTGATGAAGCGGTGATTGCCTTCTTTAGGCGAGCGTCAAAAGACCAAGAAATCATCGTGAAGGCGATGGGAAACGCAATCAAAGACAACGCAACCAAACTGGACATCTACGAAAAAGAAATCAAGATCCTCCAAAAGAAACTCGATAAAGCAAAAAATGCGGCGGCTAAACTGCTAAACCTCGCCATAGACAAAGTGATCTCAAAAGGCGTTACCTACTCCGAGAAAATGGATGCCTACGAGAAAGAAGTCACAGTATTGGAAGATCAACTATCGAAGGCTTTGGCACGCCGCAGAGCCGCTGACATGTCGATCCACTCCAGCGAATACTTATACTCAAACCTGCGGTTTGCCATGGCGCATCTGGACAAAGCCCCGGCAGAGGCCCAAATTACCCTGCTAAAAGCCCTTATTAAGGCCATAGACGTCCATGACGACCACGTGATAATGCGGATGTATATCGGGGAACCGTTCGAGGAACTAACCTGCCAAATTGACCCTAAAAAACAGGAAACCCTGCCCGTTGCTGTTACCAGCACCGAACAGGGTTCGCCTGAGCGTCAACAATGGCGGAGAGACAGGGATTCGAACCCTGGGTACCTTGCGGTACACACGCTTTCCAAGCGTGCGCCTTAA